AGAACCAACGCGGAACTGGTCGAGGGCACTCACGCCCGCGACCGTACCACGATCAGGCGATGGAGGTGATCTTGCCGTGGAACTCCCACGAGACGGAGTTGGCGTCGGCGACCTTGGTGCCGATCTTCGCGGTGCGGATGTCGCCCGTGCAGGTGTACATCTTCCCGGCGATCTTGAAGCCGAGGGTCACGACGGCCTGCGCGAGCGCGATGCCGACCCAGTCGAACTCCAGCCCGCTTTGCGGAACGGCGTTCTCCACGCGGACCATCACCTTCTGAGGACCGACGCTGAACCCGGCGGTGCCGAGAAGCAGGGTCTGCACGTCCTTGTTCTGCGTGTCGACGTCGAAGTCGATGGACGACGACTGGAGCACCGGCACCGCGTTGACGGTGACGAAGCCCGGCCCGGAGTAGATCGTTGCCATGTTCAGAGGCTCGCAATCTGCCGGACGTTCCCGGCGATGATGTGGAGCCCGCTGACCGGCTCGCACGGGATCTCACAGTTGAGCCGACCCGACACCTGCGCGTCGGCCTCGACCACGAGCAGCGACACGTTCGCGGTGACGTCGCGCAGGATGCTCCGCGCTTCGTAGCCCGCGAGGCGGTCGAGGATGTACGCGCGCACCAACGACGGCGTCGTGACGCGCGGAGAGAGCGGCGGGTTGCCGTTGGCGCTGTCGGCCCCGAGCTTGAAGCCCTGGTAGCTCGTGGCGAGGTTGCTCTGGAGGTCGTCCGCCACGTAGTCGCACACGGTGACGAACTCCGTGTCAATGACCGCGAAGTTCGGGACGCTGTTCGCCTGCGAGCGCGAGGTAATCGACCGCGCGAGGGCGCAGAAACCCGGGCGCGCGTTGGAGGGCACGAGCACCGCGAGGCCGTTGTTCAGCGCCGACTCGACCTCGGTCGCCGTGGGCTGGTCGAGGGCCGCGGTCTGTGCGAGCACCGTGGCGAGCTGCACGCCGTCGAGGTTGGCCGCCGGGTCGGCGGACTCGCCAACGAGGATGCCGCCGACGCTGCCGTCGCCCGCGAGCCGGGCGGCCGCAAGAATCGCCGCGACCTCGGGGCCGGGGATCTTCGACGCGTAGTGCCAGCCGACCTGCAACCGAGACGCGTTCAACGCCGTGGCGAGGGTCGTTGCGGTGCCGAGCGTGCTGATGACGGCCGCAAGGCCCTGCTGCCGGAGGCCCACGGTGACGCCCGCAAGGGAGTCGAGGTGGGTGACCAGCGCGGTCAGGTTGGCGCTGTCGTTGGAGGCGACCACGATGCGGTTGTACCGCTGCGAGGCGATGGCCGTGATGACGGCCGCGATGCTGTCCGCGGTCGTGCCGCCGATCAACGAGAACTCAGCCCCGTAAATGTCGTTGATGGTCGTCCATTGGCCGGTCGTGCCGCCGGGGCTCGTGGTCGACGAGTCCGTGATGCGAATCGAGAAGGTCGACTGCACGAAGTAGGCATCGACGATGAGGCTGTTGCCGCGGACGCCCGCCATCTTGGCGGTGATCGTCAGCACGCCCGCAACGAACTGCGCGTAGTACGGCAGATCCGCGGCATTGTTGATCGCGACGGCGCACGCGGTGGCGATGACCGTGGGCGTGTCGCCCGTGGCCACCGGAACCTCGAGCACCTGGTCACAGAGAACCAGCCGCACGGCGAAGTCGGCCGTCGCGGTCGTCGCGAACGTCAACACCGCGGTGGCGGACGAGCCCCCGCTGACCGCGTTGGCGGCGAGGTAGAGCGATGCGGCGGGGTACTGCGCGAAGACCGCGCGCGCCATGCGGTGAAGCTCCGAGCCCTGACCGCAGAGGAACGACGCGTCTTCGGCCGACGCGCAGAACGTCGGGGTCGCGAGGGCCATGATGCCCGAAGCAACGTCGATCGTGGGGGCCGCCGCGGTGATGTTGGTTTCGAGCTTGTTGCCGATGAGGAGAATGGTTTCCGGCGCGGCGCCCGCGCTGGTGCCGGGGCCGCCCAGAATGACGTTGAGGTAGACCGCCGGCGTCTTCGTAGACGCCGACAGGCCGGGGATCGCGATGCTCATGAGGAGTGCTCCTGCTCTGCGACGAGCGTGATGTCGCCGCGCGAGATGGCGCGGCGGTAGTGCGTGTGATCAGACACCAGCTCGCCCTCAGGGAGCGCCGCGCCCGTTCGATCGCGACCGGCGTACCGACCGCGGAAGGCGTGGCCGTTGCGGTCGATCAGCGTTGCCATCCGATCGTTGACGGCCAGGATGAGTAGCTTCATGGGTTGGGCTCCGATTCGAAGGCAACGAGGGGGTTGGACGTGTAGCCGGTGCCCGTCAGGTTGACGTCACCGATCACAGGGTTGAGCAGCGGCAGCGCCGCGCCGGGGTCGACGTTGACGGCCAGCGGGAGGTCGCGCATGGCCTCGACCCGCGCGGCGTAGGCGTACACCACGCCCGCCTCCACGAGCTCGGGAGTGGTCGAAGAGACCCGCGCCGGGCGCTGGTTCCACAGCCCGTCGATGAGCAGGCCGTTGACCGCACCCATCGCCACGTCGAGCAGCTGCAGGATGCCCGGCGCGCCGACCGCGACGGCGTTGATTGCATCGTCGATCTCGCGAGGCTCTTCACTCACCACGATGACCGACCACGCCGCGACGCCTCGATCTTCGATGCCCGCCATGAGCGTGTTGACGATGCGCGTCGGCACCTCACCGTCGAAACGCAACAGTGCCGCCGGGTACTGTCCACCGCACACGCGCGAGAGGCCCTCACGGGTCACAGGGCCCGCGTACCGCGCCACGAGCGCGAACGGCGCGGGGGCAGTCTGCGGCGTCGCTACGCAGGCGGCTAGAGCAGCCAGAAGCGCGGTGTCGATGCTGGCAAGCGTGGCGATGGTCATAAAGTCTCGATGGCGCCCACCATGGACGCCTCTACGATGCGGGCGACCGTATCACCCTCCGCGGCCCATGGGGGGGACACGCGGTAGGAACCCAGACGCGTCTTGTCCGAAAGGAAAGGGTACGGCCGATTGGGGCGCCCCGTGCGGTGGTTGATGCTCGTGCCCTGGTCGACGTAAGACCCGTAGTGCATCCCGCCGTCGATGCGGATGGTGTACCCGCCCTCGAACGACCCGGTGGTGAACTGGTACTCGGTCGACCGCTGCAGCCGGTACGTGCGGTTGGTGTACGGGTGGTTCGCGCGCGCGTACCAGCCGACCAATCGGCCGCCCGCCGCCAGCGCAGGGGACAACGACCGGATGACCGCGGACTGCATCGCAGCGATGGTCGCGGTCAGGCCGATCATCAGAACGTCCCCGTGTCCTTGTAGTCGGCGATGCGGTTCCAGACGTTGGTGTACGCGTTGACGCCCGTGGTCGCGTTGCCGACCCGCGCGCGCGGGTTGGGCGGCGTGTTCGTCGACCCGGCGGCCCGCGCGTCAGCGTCGCGGTTCAGTTGCTTGATGAGCTCGCGAGCGCGCTTGCCCTGCTCTGCGAACGCGCCGTTCTCATCCCAGATGCCGTGTCGTCGCGCGGCAATCTCACACGCCAGGTCCACCACGCAGCCGACCATCGCCGGGTCGAGGGTGTCGGTCGTCGTGTAGATGCCCGCCGGGAAGGCCACACGCGTCATCGTGCGGAAGAGGCTGTTGGCCTCGGCCAGACACAGATCGCGGAACGAAGTATCGGGCGTTGCGCCGCCGTTCTTGGCGAACAGGCGCGCGTACATGGCGGTAGACAGCCGCGCCGTGAGGTCAGTGGAGGTCGCGATCGTAGTCTGTTCAGCCACAGTCGTACTCCTTGCCTTCGGTGAAGCCGTCTAGTGCCACGGACTCGGGGATCTCTTGCCCCGGTTCGTAGGTCACGCTCGCAATGATCTTCACGCGAGCGAAGTAGCGCACCAGCGCCGGAAGTGTTTCGACCTCCGGCGCCGGGGCGACAGCAAGCGCCGTCACGGGCTGTGCTCGGCGCTTGCTCATGTCAGGACACGCAGGTCGTGTAGAGGAAGCCGGTGGTGGCTCCGCCGATGACGAACTCCGAATCGCTGTGGCTGGTCTTGATGAACACGCCGCCGCGGACGCCGCGGAGGTTGTCCACGATCTCGCGGGTCTCCATCGTGCCGAAACGGAACGTGTAGCCGAACGTGCGGGTGGCGCGCGGCGACGGGGTCTTCTCCACGCGGATGAGCGCGGTCGACTTGCCCCAGAGGTAGTCGCTCGAGGCGCTGGCGCCTTCGCGGGCGCTGTTGTACTTCGCGCGGCCGATGACCACGTTGTCGAGGCCGAACGCCTCGGCGAAGAGCTGCTCGTTCACGCGCAGCGGCACGTCACCCATGGTGGTGGTCGCGCGGCTCAGGATGTACTGCAGCACCTTCGGGTGGTTGCGGAGCTTGATCCAGACCTGCGCGCCGATGACCATGGTGTTCGGGCGGACGAAGCACGCTTCGATCGCGGTCTCGATGTCCTGGATGGGGTCCGAGGTCGGGACGTCCCAACGCCCGGCGCCCGAGAGGGCGGCGGTGTTCGCGCCGTAGTTGCCCGACGCGAACGCGACGTTGGCAACCCGCTGCTCGCGCGCGAGCATCAGGAAGTTCATCACGATGTCCTGCGCGTAGATCTTCGGCTGCAGGGGCGCATCGGCGTTGGCAATCTCGTCGTTGGAGACGAAGTCCATCAACGCGTAGTCGCTGACCGAGTAGGTCAGGTTCGAGGTGATGTCGTACTTGACCTCGCCCGGCATGCCACGGGGAGAGGCCGCGGCGCTCGCCGAGATCTCCTGCATCGTGGTCACGGGGAACGCGAAGATCTTGTCCGAGCGGTGCTTGACGCTCAGCACCGGCAACACGCTATCCGCGATGTACTCGCGGTTGTTGTACTGGACGGCGAGGTTCGTCAGCGCGCGGTCGATGTGGACGGCGCTCGGGGAGAGCGACATCAGGTGGGCGGCTTCGGCCGCGCCGATGCCGTGCGATGCGAGCATCGCGGACTGGAGGTTCTGAAGAGTGTTGCTCATGGTCATCCCTGGAAGCTGCCGATGCGGATGTCGATTGCGACGCGTTCGCCGGTCGAGGCGGACTCCATCGCGTAGCCGATGACGCCGACGTTGGTCCCGCCGGCGGGGGCCGCGGGCTTCACGCCGCCGCTGGTGTCAGCGATCGTGAGGAGCTGGCCGCGGGTGATGCTGGCGGCGGCGATGCCGGGGTACACGCCCGCGGTCACGAGGTCGGCGCCGGTCTGCGTCGAAACGATCGCCTGCAGCGCGATGCCGACGATCTCCACGCTGATGGGGTTGGGGTCGGCGCCCACGGGGAGAGCGACAGTGTTGTCCGCGCTCGACAGGAGCGTGAGGACGGCGCCCTCGGCGGCGGTGACAGACACCACCTTGAAGGGAGTAACCAGTTGTGGAATGCGACGTGACGTGGTCATGAGGTTCAGCCTCCGAGAGCTGCGGTGAGGGGAGCGAGGGCCTCATCGCGGAGGTCGCGGGAGGCGCGGAGAAGGGCGTCCTTGTAGGACAGGCCGTGGTCCGACATCAGCTTCGCGGCGCGGTCGTCCGCGGCGTCAGCGTGGCGGACGGGGGCGACGACGCGCGACGCCGGAACGCCGCCCTGAGGCGACACGCGGGCGCTCATGAGCTTCGCGTCGGACGCCGGCGCTTCGACGGCCGGGTACAGCGCATCGAAGGTCGCGCGGTCGGCGCGGCAGAGCTTCACCAGGCGGTCGCGGGCGGCGGCCGGGGCGCGGTTGTCGGCGATGACGCGGTCGCTCATCTGAGCGGCCTCGGCCATCTGGTTCTGCTCGAACTTCTCGAGGAGGGATTCGATGGCTGCGATGATTTCGTTCTCGGCCGCCTCGGGGTCCATCCCCATCTTGACGGCGAGACCCGCAAGCGGGCTCTTCTTCTCGGGTTCCATGGTCGTCTCTTTCTGGACCGCCGCGGCGGTCGGTACGTGGACGCTCTCAGGTGCGAGAGACGCCGCCACAGGGTCGCGTGCGGTCAGCGCCGCCATGCCGTCGAGGAACGGCCGGTTGGTCAGCGCCACGCTGGTGAGCTTCGGGCCGATGGGCTGCCCGGATTCGGGGTCGATGGCGCCGAACACCACCGCGGGCGAACAGTACGCGTACTGGCCCATGCGGATGCGCTCGACGGCCTGCGGGTCGACCCAGTCGACGTGTGCGTACAGACCCGCTTCACCGCGCGACTCGAGGTGCGTGACCCACCCCACCGCAGGCGCGCCGTTCTGCAGCACGCCGGGGGCCGTGGTCATCTCGGTCGCGTGCTCATAGTCGATCGGCACCCGCTTGTTGGCGCTCGCGTCGAAGTTCCGAACGAGCACATCGAAGGTCGCCGGGTCGAACACGAAGCCGCCCTGCGCGTGCCCGTCGAAGGTGCCGCATCGCGCGACCTGAATGACGCTCTGCGAAACGGGGTCGGCGCTCATCGTGATCGGACAGCTCATCTGACGGGATTCCATCTGGTCAACCACTTTCCGCGCCCACGCGTATCCGGCATCGCCGCCCCACCCGTGCCACGCTTGCCAGCCCTTGCCCTGCTGGTCCCAGGTCGAGCCCTTCTTGTCGACCTCGTGGCGCGAGAAGAACGCGAGCATCCGGCGCACGGTCTCAGGTGAGAGCGTCTTGCCGTTGGCGAGGTCGCGGGCGCGTGCGATGCCCACGGCCGTCATCCCGCGCTCGGAGGGCGACTTCTTCGCGCGGACCTCGAGGGCGCGGCGAGCGGCTTCCTGCGCGCCCTTCGGCGGGGTCAAGTCGATCATCGCGGCACCAGCAGGGCGTCACCCTCGAGCGGGTCGGGTAGCTGCAGCATCTTGCGGGCGTCGGTCTGCGAGATGCCGATGCCCGCGCGCGCTGCGAGGTCGAGGCGCTTGGCGAGCTCGGTGAGGTCCTGCGCGGGGTCGGTGGCGAAGGTGATCTTCGGCACGGGCGTCCCGCGGCCGAACATGCGCTCGACCATCGGGCGGATGAGGTCGCGCCGCAGCGTGCCCGCCACGGCTTCGGCATCGCCGCGAGCGATCATCAGCGTGACGCGCTCGTGCACCTCACCCAGCGCCCGGTTGCCGCCGCCCTCGCCCACCTCGGAGGTCAGCGTAGAGCCCACGATGGCCTTGCTCATCTCGCCGTTGCAGAGCGCCACCAGATGTTCGTGCAACGCGTTGACGTTGGGGGCGTCCAGCACGGTGAGTTTCGTGGTGTCGGGGATGACGATGGACACCGTCGAGGACATCGCTTCGATGGCCTCCTGCAGCGCCGCCACGTCTTCAGGCGACGACCGCACCGGGCTATCAGGCGTCGACCCGCTGGAGTACTCGCCGACGCGCAGACCGCGGCCCGCCCACTCAGTGAGCGCGAGGAGGTCGCGCATACCGAACTTCTTGAAGAGCGCGTACCAGCAGACCGTGCGCCCGATGCCCTCGCGGGTCGGGTAGCCGCCGCGGATGCGAGGCCGGTGCACGATGAACTTGCCGCTCGGGAACATGTCCAGCGGGATGCCGGGGAACAGCGCGAACGCACGCTCCGCGTCGGTCTGCGGCGCGCCGATGGCGGTCCCGCTGCCGGTCGCATCCCACAAGTGGATGCGCCAGTCGGTCGCGTACGCGAGGCGGCGCGGGTGGACGAACTCGATGGCTTCGGGGCGTCGGCCGTCTGGCGACCACACGACCTCGGCGCACGATCGGCCGTAGTAAACCGCCGTCTGCATGTGGTGCAGGAGGTCGGTGAACGACAGCGCCATGTCGCCGCGCGACTCGAGGTCGCCGAGAACACGCGTCACGTAGTCGTTGATGGCCGGGTCGTCGCCCACGATCTGCCACGGCGAACCCGCGACGAGCGCTTCGCGCTGGTACAACGACGCGTGGAGGTGCGGGTCGGTCTCCCGCAGCTCGTCGAGCACGTCGATCCACTGGTACATGTAGCCGATGTCGGCTTGCCGCTGAACGTTCGACAGTGCCTGCGGGGTAAGGTTGCTCCCGAGTCGGTACTGGAACCGGTCGTTGTACGGCGCGCGCGCCAGAAACGCCGATGGCGGCGCTTGGAGGGCTGCGTACTCAGAGCGGGAGATGGTGTCTACCATGCGCGGCCCTGCGACCGTACCAGCATTGGCCGCGCTTGCAAAGGAGCGATCGGCCTGTCCACCACGAGATCCGTGAGAGCCCACACCAGCGCGTCGAGGCGGTCGGGACTCGAGGTGTCCGTCGCCGGATCCCAGCCCGCGCACTGGTCCTCGAGGCGCGCCAGCAGCCCGACGTGCGAGACGCGCCCCTGCTCATAGAGCGCGGCGACGGGCTCGGCGCGCAACGCCTTCCCACGGCTCGCACGCACCGACACGACGTGGCACGCGGGGTCGACCGTGCGCAGGACCGACGCCACGAGGTCGCCACCGTTGTTGACCTCGGCCACGATGCGGTCGGCCTTGTGGCGGCGGTACGCCTCGACCGCGCGCCGCGC